GCCGGTCGCACCTCGACAGGTGCCTGGGTATGCGATCTCGCCGCAGCTGGGATTAAGCAGCTGGTGCGTCGAGGTCATAAGAGATCGACGCAGGCAAGCCTGCGCGCCGACGGCGCATGTGCTCGGCACGCAGCGCTTGCGAAACGGGCCGAGCGTCGAAAGGCTGCACGCGCTCGTCGTGCAAGACCCATAGCCCGCCTCAGGGAATCGGGTGTTCAGCTCGCCCCACGCAGCGACCTGCTCGTCGCGCCAGTCGCCTGGCGTGAAGTAATCCCGCATCTTGCACAGGATCGCCTGGTCTGGCTGCACGCGCGAGTAGAGGGCCGTTAGGAGGTCGGTGTAATCCTGCGCAGAGATCACGCCGTGCGCGAGCGCGTCATCCACATCGCATAGGAACAGCGGCACGCCAGCACCGGCGTACGCGAACCAGTACGGCACGGCCGTGCTCGGGTTCGGGTCATAGGTGTCGGCGCAATTGTCGCACGGCGGGATTGAGATTCTCACGCTCGGCGGGCAGAAATCCTTGCTGAAGACGCCGTCGGGGATCTTCCAGTGCCGCTCGAAGTAGACCACGCCGAGAAACTGGTTGTAGAGCGAGCCCGAGCCGCACACGCTCACGCCGCCCGCGTAGCAGGTCATCTCGTCAAGCCACTTGCACGGGCTCGGGTAGCGCGCGTCGCCGTCCTGCATCACGAACCGCATGCGGTTGGTGAGCCATGTCGTTCCGCACTGGCAGCCGACGCCTGCACCGGCGCAGCACGGATCGCTTGCGGTCGGCCAATCCACATTTCCCGGCTCGCAGATCGTGGTGCCGCTCGGCGGCGGGCCCGAACATCCCGGCACGCTGCAACCGCGCGGCAGGCTGCACAGGCCCTCGGCACCCATCAGCGCAGGCGGATAGGCCACCCGGTAGAAGCAGCCGTAGAACTTGTACAGCGCGACGATCGGCTCGCAGCTCGCCCAGGTGACTTTGTAGTGCACCTCGCTCGTGCCTGAGCAGTTCAGCCACACCTCGTTCGACCAACCCGGCCGGTAGCACCACAGGAGCAGCTCATCATCGAGGTGACAGCATCCGGTGTCGATCGTCTGCCCGTAGACCGTATCGCGCAGCGTGCAGTCACAGGAGCCGCTCGCGCAGCAACACCAGTAGGGGCTAGCGGGCATCGGGGTTCCACTCGTAGGTAACGACGGTTTGACCGACCAATTCCGAGCAGGGAATCCACCCGTAATCGATCAAAAGTCCCGTCGTGGGGTCATGGACGGCCACGCGGGCGTGTCCGGTTGCCTCGGTGATCAGCATCGGGCTGTCGGGTGCGACGGTCAATTTCGGCCCGCACGCGATCGGCAAAGCGCTTGCCGCCGCCAACAAGGCGCACCTCGCGAGGCTTCGAGGCCCACTCAACGAACGAGTCGATGATCGCGCGCAGCACCGCATAGATCACTTCGCGCCAGCCTGCTCGCTCGTGACCTTGTTGTCACGCGCGGCCATAAGGCCGATGCCAGCAATGACTGCACCGATGACGGCGGTCCAATCGATCGCGGTGCCCTCGGCGAGGCCTGTGAGAACCGAGGCCGCGGCCGTGCAGATGGCGGCGATTCCGGCAAGGGTCGTTCTGTAGCTCTTCACGGGTGGCGCTCCTTTTGCAAGTCTCTGATGTCGCGCTCGATCTCGTCGAGCCGTCGGTCGTAGTTGTTGAGCTGCGCCTGGATGACGCGGATCTCTGTGCGCAGCGCACCGAGCGAGTTGTGCAGCCACGCGGCAGCGCCGAGCACGGCGGCCACGACGGGCACGGCGGGGGCGAACTGCTCGATCACGGCGAGATCCTCACGGCCTGAATGCAGGTCGCGTTGTCGTAGTTTCCCGGGGATGACAGGTATCGCACGGTGCGCGAGCTTTGATTCGCAGTCGCCTGAAGCTTCACGGTCGTGGTCGCCGTCAGCGTCACGATGCAGCCCATGTTGGCGTTCGCCACGCCGCCCGCCTGCGACGGGTGCATCGAGCTGCTCGACGAGAGCACTGCGCCGCTCGTCGCATTGAGGATGCGCGCGGTGTACGAGGTCACGCCGGATGCGGAGGCGTAGAACTGGCACTGCGCCACGACAATCCATGTGCCAGCGGAAAGGCTCACGCTCGTGATGTCGTAGACCTGATTCGCCGTCGTGAGCGTCACATCGACGGTGATCGCGCTTGAAGCGCTCGCAAGCCCGGCGAACTGCGGCGCGGCGCTCGAGAGCGTGAGCACATTCGCGGCGGGCTGCGTGATGACGAGGTCGCTCATCGCGTCACCTCGGGCAGCACGCTGAAGGTGCCTTGAAATGCGCGCTCGACGATGCCTGCTGGCGACACGATCTCAAGATCGTAGACGCCCTCGATGCCGTGCGCCTGGTTGTGCGGGCTGTGGCCAAGCACCGCGGTCTGCGCGGCTGTCGCGGTGATCGCGACGGTGGAATCCGGCGAGCTGTACGAGACGGCGATGTAACCGTTGCCCGAATTCCAATCAAACACCGTTTGGTTGTCATCGAACGATGTGCGCCCCTGCGTCCGCACCGTGTAGCCGGTGAGGTCGCGCGCCGAGAATGTCACAGTGAGCGTGAAGTCCGCGCCCTGGACGATGTTCATGTTGTAGATCGGAACGCAGCTCATAAGTCACCTCACGGGGGGCAGGAGCCGTCGACGGCCTGCGTGTTGAGAATCAACCATAGGAGCGCGCCATTGTTCTGACGCCAGGGCACGATCCAAACCGCAGTGCCGTCGGGGATTCTAACGGGCTGAAACCCCGCGGGAAGGTTTGCGACCGTAAGACCGTACGAGACCTTCGCACCGTTTGAGATCTCCGACATGCTCACGGCCTCGCCCTGCAGGCCGGTGCCCTTGGCCGCCGCCGTGTACGGGGTCGCCGACACGAGCTCGGCGGCCGACCACGAGTAAATCCACTGGTATGGCACGGCCGTGCCGGTGGCGCCCGTGATGACGGCGAGCATGCCGACGGCCGCCTCATCGTCCAGGCGCACGCGCCGGACGCGCTCGAGATCGGCCTCGCCGCGGGAAAGGTTGCCGCCGCGTCCGATGTTCATGTGAACCACCCGGTTTCGGCGCGTGCCTTCAGGCGCGTATCGCCCGCAAAGATCAGGTTGAAATCCACGCTCGAGCGCGGCAAGCGCTTCCACCGCACATCGGCGAGCTCGCCGGCAGCGGTGCGCTTCGGCTTGCCGTCGGCGTCGCAAATCGGCACCTGCTCGTGGTGATAGAAGTAGTCGTAGAGGAACTCGAAGGTGACCTCGTAGAACTCATCCTGCGCCTCGCTGATCGACACGCCTTCGCAGATAAGCGTGTTCGCCGGGAAGCCGAGGAAGGTCGCCGAGTTCTTGTATCCGGCGTAGCTCGAGAGCGTCGCCGCGGCCGTATTCATGGCCGTCACGGTCGCATCCTGCATGGCACGCATGCGCACTCCGACCTGCGGGATCTGAATGGTGCTGCCCTGGTCCTGCTGCCGGAGCGAGGTGCCGCCGATGTCCGCGCCGGTGGCGTCCGATCCGCTCGGCGGTGCCGTGGTCCAGGACGCGCGGTACAAGTTCAGCGTGCGCGTGCGCGTCACATATTCCACGCTAATCGGCAGCACGACATCCCGTGTCGGCGAGCCGCCCTGGAAGGTTGCCGCGTCGATCGTGTAGCGCGTGGTCCACCGAAGCCCGACACGAAGCGCCTTGCCGCCGTCGATGAACTCGGCCGTGTAGCTGCGGAATCGGGCGACATTCTCCCAAGTCGCGGTCGCAGCGCCAGGGAATAGCGCTCCGGTCCACGGGATCACGCCTTCCTCGCGCATTTGCCGGATGTCATCGGGATTCAGGATCTGCGTCGGTGCGCCGGATAGCGGCGTCTTCTCGACGAGCAGTTCCATCGTAATCACGCCTTCCGAGTCGAGCGTCGGTTCCTGCGTGTTACGCGACAGCCTGTGGTATGTGAAGTTCGTGGTGCTCGGCATCAGGAGAGGTTCCGGTTGATCTTGCGGAGCTCGCGCACCTGGGCGCGCTGCCCGTTTGCCATTGGATCGTCCATGTACGCGGTGAGGTTCTCATGCAGCCGGCTGCGCAGCCGCGGGTCACGCATCGACGCCTCGAAGTATTGCGCCTGTCCCTCGGTGCCGACCGCGCCGTACGCGCTCGCAAGCGCCTGGCCGACCTTCTCCGAGAGCGTGCCTTCGGCCGTGAACAGCTTTCCGAGGTAGGCGCCGAACATCGTCGGGAACTTCTTGATCTCGACGGCAAACTCTTCCATGAGCGTCTTCTCGCCGCCCGTGCCGAACGCGATGCCGGCACCGAATCCCGGCATCTCGCCAAGCCCCTTTGTGCGCGCCTCGACCTTTGCGAGCCGCTCGAGCATCACGCTGTTCATCCCGGCCGCAAGCTCGCCGGTGGCCTGAAACTTCGCGAGCGCCTCGCCGGCGCCCTGCGCCGCGGTGACCATCGAATCGAAGGTCTTCGTGATCGCGAGCACAGGCGCGAGCACGGCGCCCAGCATGACGGCGGCCATGCCGCCGCCTGCGCCCATGCCGCCGATCCCGCCGAGCACGCCGCCGAGCGGCCCGCCGCCGAGGGCGCCGATTGCCGGAGTCATGGCGGCGCGAGTCTTCTGAATTCGCTGCGCGCTCGCGGCGATCTTCGCCTCGGTGTCTTTCAGTCCCTTGCTTACGCCTTCGGTCGTGACGGTCACAGGCACCTTCACTGCCGGCATCTTGTCGCTCATATCGCTCCTACCTTCTTGCGCGATGCGATTTCCGCCTTGCGGTATCTGGCTGCACGCGCGGCGGCCAGCTGCGTCTTTCGGTTCATCTTGCGGACATCGAGGCCGATCTCGTAGACAAGGGCGGTTCGGAGGTTGCCCTTCTCGGCCCGGTAGCCCGCCGACATGTACTCGAGCCGATATATGCGGGACACGCCGGCCGTGCGCTTGCGCAGTCCCTTGCGCCACCCGCGGCCCTTGCCCTTGCGCTTCTCGCGGTCATTGTCCCACAGCTTCGGATAGGGGCGCCACCCCGTCTCGTACAGGTGCGAGCGCCAACCAGGAAGGAGATCGCCGTAGCGGCCCTTCAGCTCCTGCCCAGGCTGCACCATTCCCGTGCGCACGCCGACGGCGCCCCACACGGCACGCTTGTACACGCGCACCTTGTGAAACAGGTTTGCCTTCGTGCGGGTGGCGTTCGGATGCGCATTCGCTCGAGCACGAGCCTCGACGCGCGAGCACCACCGCACGAGCGCGCGGCGAATCATCTTCTTGCGCATTTTCACCGGGTACGACTGCACGAGCTTCCGCATGTCGCGGATGTCATTCGCGTCATAGCTAAACTGAACCGTGTACCCGCCGCGGTTCTTGAGCGCTTCGAGCCGCTCCCTTCGCTTTACGAATCTCGCCACGGATTGCCTCCCAGTCGGGGATGTCGAGCTCGTGATTGATCAGCGCGACAGGGATGCGAGCAAGATCCGTGCTCAGGTATCTCGTGGCCGCGCGGAGCACGCCGCGCGCGGCCTGACTCAGTCCCGGCCTTCGCTGTAGAGCGCCTCCGCGGCCTCGCCGATCTTGCGCACCGTGAGGCCGTCGGCAGCAAGCGCCTCGTCGAGCGAGGCGAACACAGGCTTGCCGTCCTCGATCAGGTGACGCCAGGCAAGCCACGCGAAGAGCTTGCCGGGGTCCTTCTGCGAGACCTCGATCGCCTCGACGAGGTCGAGCGCCGACGGCCGGCGGAGCGTGACCACCGCACCGCACACCTCGGTGCGATGGTCCGCGAGAGAGAGGGCGTCTCGGATCGACTTCATGCGATCGTCACCGCTCCGGTGATCTGGAAGTCCACAGCCGCGCGCACGACATCGCCGGCCGAGCCGGTGATCTCGAACCGCGTGACGATCGCCGTCGCCGTGTAGGTCTGCCCGGTCGTGACGGTCACGACGAGGGTCGCGGCCGTGCCGGTGCCGATCGCGGCCTCGAGCGCCGCAGTCGAGCTCTCGGTCTGATCGTAGAAGATCTCGCACGACGCGGTCGCGGTCTGCACGGTCGAAATGAACGCGCGTGTGCTCGAGCCGATCTCGGTGACATCGACCGTCTCGCGGTTATTGCTGATCGTGAACGAACCGCACGAGGTGATCGTGAGCGCGTTCCATGTGATGCTCGAGACCTTGGTGCTAAGTGCCATGACTTACTCCGTGTAGTAGATCGTGAAAGTCTGCGCGTACTCGGCGGGCAGCGACTCGTCACCGTCGGCCGTGGTCGCGGCGTCAGCGCTGCCGCCCGTGTCGATCACGGCCGAGAAGACAATGCCGTCGTAGGTGCCGGCGACGCACGCCGTGCGGACCTGCGCGGCGATCGCGAGCGCGTCGACGGTCGCCTCGGCCACGCAGCGGACCTCGATGTCGCACCGGCTGATCGGCGACGAGCCGATGCCCTCGACGGTGTACTGCGCGACCTCGAAGGTGATTGCCGGCAGCGCGGTGTCCTGGAGCCGGTAGCCGTGCGTGATGCGGGCGTCGGGCACCAGGTTGATCGTGGTGCCCGCGGTGAGCATGGCGCGCACGGCGCTCTCGAGGCTCATACGACCTCCGTGCAGTCGATCACGGCCACGCGGTCGGCCTCGTCGAGGTTGCGGATTGCGTTGACGCGCAGGGTCTTTCCGCGGATCGAGAGTCGGTCGACCTCGGTGAGGCCGGCGCCCTGGACGGCCTGCCACCGCGCGCGGACCTCGTAGCTCTTCAGGACGGCCACGCCGTCGGCGTAGGAAGTCTCGTTGCCGGAGTCGTTACGCAGGTCGGCCCGGAAGCTCGCGCCGCTTGTCCAGGTCTCCACGCGCATCCCGAGCGCGTCCTGCGAGGTGGACGGCGTCTGCACGGTCGCGAGCCACCTAAGTCGGCCGGCCGAGATCATCGGATCGCCGCCTTGGTCGTGATCGACTCGAGGATGTACTGGAGGCCGAGCGGCACGGTCGACATCGAGATCGGCTGCGACGCCTCGGGATTGTTGTACCAGTGCCCGATCAGGCTGATGCACGCATGCACAACCTCGGGCGGTAGGTTCGCGTATCCGACGCTGTAGCTCACGAGGATCGCAGTTCCCTCGTCGCGTCCGGGCTGCTCGAGGAAGCGCAGCACGGGCAGCGCGTCGCTGCGGTCGATCCAGTAGTCGGTGCTCGGCATCGTCGTGAGCACGGCGCCCGTCGTGTACTTCACGCTCGAGACCGACTGGAACGGCTGCACGGGGAAAGTCGTGTCGCGCCACTCGACCAGGTACAGCGTCGAGTCCTGCACCTCGAGCGCGAGGCCCGTGTTCCTCGAGATCAAAGACATGGCAGCCTCGCGGAGCCTCGTGAGCTCGCGATCGTCATCGTCGTAGTCGACCTTCAAGGCCGACTTGATCGTTAGGAGCGGGATGGTCATAAGACCCTAGGGGGGGCTTTCGCCCCCCCTGGGCGTCGGAAGAAGATGGCTTAGCAGGTGATCGCGGCAAACGCGTTCGCGAGCGTGATCTTCGAGTCGGTGCGCGTG